TTCCAATGTTTCTGCATCTGCATCCAAAAAGCCCCGGCATAACATAACGATGCTATTAAAATCCTTGCAATTCTCATTTATAACAACTGCGTTCTGTGTCACGGAATAGAATACCACTACCTCTGATAGCGAATGCTTACCGCCCCATGACTGTAATATACAATACGAATCCTCCAGTGTAATTTCTGCCACGTTGCAAGCGTATAATCTTCTTTTTTCATCAATTAAATGATACATTTTCAATTTACCTCTTTCTTTTTATTAGGGGCCATGCTAATATACCTATGTGATTAGGAACGGCCCCGGCTGTTTCGTTGGCCCCTGTCAGTGTTGGTAGCACTGGCAGAGGCTTTTTCTTATGCTATTGCAATTTCCTGTACCTGTGAGCGCCCAAAGAATCTGGCCTTATAAGCTTTCCCATCTCCCCGGCTTCCCCATATCAGTTCAGTACCAAACAGGGCCTTACTCCCATGAATGACTTCATATCCTAACTGTTTCCAGCCGTTCCAGGTATTTGTTTCTTCCTCAACTCCTGCCGTGGCCTTTGCTTCTTCAATTCTCTTTGCGTTGATTGCCTCTGCCTTTGCAGATAACCATGCCCTGTGTAAACACTCTGCAAAAGAAAGTTCTTTTTTCTCCCGGTAAAGCCTCCATGCTCTCAGCATGATTTTTTGAAGATTGTACTTCATGATTTCTGTCTCCTTTACTTCCTTGATGAATGGTTAATTCTCACCGGGCTATTGTTCGCCATCCTTGGTACATCCTCACCGGGATTGAATCCGCAGCCCCTATCAGTCTTGCGTGTCTATTGCTTTCGGCTCACAGGTACGATTGATAGGTTTGTGGGGGATTGTCTGCCCCGGCTGCTTTTGTTTTGTGTTCCTTGCTATGTATATAGTATATATCTATTTGCGCAAATAGTCCATTGGCATACTTCATATATTTGCGCAAATATATTTGTGAAATTTGTATATTTACGCAAGTAGATATTAGTGCTACAATATGGGTATAATGAAAATAGGTGATTTTAACTTTTATCACCTAATGAAAGGGGAAATATGAATCTATGGCAGAGGAAAGCAAAATAAGCAAAGCCCAGCAAAAAGCAGTAAATAAATATATCAGTAACAATTATGACAGAATTAATCTCACTGTACCTAAAGGGAAGAAAACTGACATATCGAAACACGCTGAAATACATGGTGAAAGCCTAAATGGTTTTATCAATCGCGCCATTACACAAACTATCGAATCTGATAACGCCGCCCAGGAAGGAGTGTGACCCTATGCCATTACCACAAGAAAGAATCCATACCATTGACGATATTTACAATCTGCCAGAAGGTGAACGGGCTGAACTAATTAACGGACAGATTTATTACATGGCCCCACCCAGCACAGCCCATCAAAGAACATTGTCATTCCTGCACCTGGAGATAGGAAACCACATCCGCAACAATAATGGTTCCTGCGAGGTATTCCCGGCTCCGTTTGCCGTGTTCCTCCAGGCAGAGGATGAAAAGAGTAATACAAACTACCTGGAGCCAGATATATCCGTTATTTGCGACAAAGACAAATTGAACAGTAAGGGCTGCAACGGTGCGCCAGATTGGATTATAGAAATTGTATCCCCTTCCAGCCGCCAGATGGACTATTATAAAAAGCTGGCCATCTATCAGGGCGCGGGGGTACGGGAATACTGGATTGTAGACCCAGCTAGGGAAATTATCGTGGTCTATGATTTTCCGAATGAAACTCCCCCTACCATTTACCGATTCAACGATTCCGTTAAGGTCAACATATATGAGGATTTTTCCATTGATTTTAGCCAGCTCAATCTTTGATACTATCCACATAGCAGCAGAGCCACCCCGGCGGTTTCTTTGTCCCTCTGACAGATTCACAGCTGGATTTTCGGCTGTGAGATTCGCAAACATCCGCGTTTAAAACGTGAAGCTATAGACAATGTTGTTTCTGCTATTTATTAGATAACCACAAATAAACATATAGTTCATAATGTAAAGGATATTTTAAATGAGAAAAAATAATAAAATGGAGCGGCAACTTGATGATATTCGCGTTCTTGTTGCTGAAGCAAAAATTAGAAACAATTTCAATGACGATGAATTAGCATTATATATTGGATTAAGTAAGGCATCTCTAGCAGAACGAAAAAGTGACCCAAGACGATTTACTATCAATCAGCTATATGTAATTTTGGAATTATGCGGAAAAGAACTAAAGTTTGTAGAAAAAGCTGTACTATAATTTGCACTATATTGTCACAGAGATATAAAGGCCTGGCTGCTGTGCTTCCCCAGATTTTTTGTTTTACACTACAAAGGGATTCTAAGCAGAATTAGGGTATGCGGTATTTTACCGTATACCCTAAGATAGTAAATGTCTACTGTGATTCCATAATCAATTGATGGCCTTACGCCGCGTTCTGAGGTTTTACTCTTTTTTGAGTAAAAGTCTTTTCATTCTAAAAATCCATATTCCGTCATTCTCGGAAACCATGTTACGCATTTTTCTCAAATTCTACAGCGTTTCCATTTTTGGAATCGCTCCACATAACCGTATAATCGTTTTCAGTAAAACCATACTCACCCGGATTCTGTGGGTGAGGTATTCCCTGTTTTAGGGTATACCTGGACATAGGCAGAGCTGCATTGTCCTAACTCATTCCAGTATTGTCCAGACCTAACAAATCGCTTCCCACCTACTCTAGCCGATTTTCTCTGAATCCTCGGATTATCAAAAGCAAAAAACACTTGACGTTATATGGTATGACATTATAATTGATTTTATAGAATTAAAACTATTGTAAATCAGAAGGGGAAATCATATGAGTAATTTTGTAACAGGAACAAGCCATAAATCACGAAAAATAGCATTAATTCTTTGTGTTTTAGGAGGAATTTTTGGGATACATCAATTCTATGTAGGAAAGTATGGCAAAGGCTTCTTTTACTTTTTTACGGCTGGTGGTTTCATCATTGGATGGGTCTATGATTTTATATGTATACTTCTGGGACGTTTCCAAGACCAATATGGCAATTATCTGATAGAGTGGTAAGTAAATATAAGGCAAGGGTATTGTTGCAGTATAATATTGCCCTACGCTCTTTATCCATTTAAGAAGCGTAGGGCAATATTATTATAAAGCATTAGTTTACACTAACAACAAATTTTTTCCTGTTCGATTTTTTTCCATACGGTTTCTCCTAACTACAGTATCATAGATGGCCTTTCCTTCGAGGTTTACCGTCAGGCGGATATCTCCGCCACCAGCTCCGTTTACTTCAAACATTGCTTCTTTAAGGGCTTGCTTCATAGTTGACAAGGGAGATACCACTTCCGGCTCCTTTGGGTTATCTCCCAGAATAGCAGCAAACTCTCCTGCCCGTGGTGGAACTACAGTACCAGATGCAAGGCGAGGTAAATGTATCTGCTCGCCATAAGCTCCACGCGGTATCACTGAAACAATATTCTTTACAAAACTTCCACCAATACCCTTTACCTTTCCTGCTTGCTCTAGATCATCATAACCTTTAAGCACGTCACCTATTGCATCAATAATACTACGCAATTTTTCCATTACATTATCTTTTAATTCCGTAAACTTATCAATAATTGATGGAATAAAATTAGAAATACCGTATAATAACCCTTCCATGATATATCCACCCATTTCCTGCATAATGGTAGATGGACTATTTATACCAAAAGCCTTTTTAAAACCTTCTATAAACGGCGTAAATATATGGTCATAAATCCAATGAAACAAATCCCCCAATGCCTTAATAATCCCCCAGAACAATCCCCTAACAATATCACCACCGCATTCCTCTACAGCTTGCGTGAAATAATCAGATACTTTTTCTGGTATTCCTTCAAATAATCCAGCTACAACAGAAGCCATTCCACCAATCAATCCTCCTGCTGCTTGCGCCAACTCTTCAGCAATAGATAACCAGTCTATACTTTTTATAAATATCTGAATTTTCTGCCCTATTTCATTCCAATCTAAAGTAGCAATGGCGTTATTTAATCCGCTAAGTATCCCAACTGCTAGGCCAGATAATGATGCTCCTAGCACATCGGGGTCTATTTTTTCCAACGCGCCATTTAATGAATGACCTATTTCTGTGCCAAACTTCCCCCAATCAAACTGATTCACAAAACCTAATAACGTTTCTGGAAGAATCATGAACTTGTTACCTAACAATCGTCCTAATTCTTTCCAGTCTATTTCATTAACAAAACCGTTTGCTCCATCCCCCAATCTCTTACCTAAATTTGTCCAGTCTATTCCATCTATCAATAAATTAAGAGTATTTACAATGGTATTAACTCCTGCTCCTATGGTGCGTCCTAACAAATCCCAATCTAAATTGTCAACCAAACTGTTGAAGGTTTGAGTGAACGCATCAACAAAATATGTAATTTTAGGCTCTATGTTATTCCAGTTAATTACATCATATACCCTCTGTAACCCCTCGTTTAATCTTTCTGCAACATAAGCACCCAGTCCATTCCAATCCTCTGCATGTATTAGGCTTTTGATTTTGTCTGCCATCTCCTTTATTGCTGTTTCGATTGGAACTGTCTCAAACATTTCAGATGGTGAAATTTCATTTCCACCGCCTCCAGCATTTCCCTTATCTTGTGATACATTTAATTTGTCAAACGATGCAAGCGCACCCTCTGCAGCCTTTGCTGCCCCTCCTGTTTTCTCAAGACTTGCAGCATAATCCTGTTGAACCTTTACCGCTTTAACAAATGTACTCTTTCCTGTTAATGCAGAAAAAAACTGTGCTAAAGCAGTTACGGCAGAGGACAAGAGAGAGATTAAATAGTTAAGGGCTGGCGCTATTGTTGTAAGTATTGGTGAAAAAGCCGTTGCAAAGCTATTTTTCAATTGGGTCAATGATGACATAAGCCCGGATAGCGTGGTATTGGTATCTTTTGAATACTGTGCCAGATTCTCCATTCCCTCTCTTATGCTTTTCGTTACAGATGACAAAGCTCTAAATGCCATCCCCATAAGTAAGGCCGTAGACAACATTTTCCAAAATGAGTACCCAGATTTCTTTGCACCCTTATTAATTCCAAAGATTCCCGCACTTAATCGCTTTAATCCACCTATCATTCCTTTTCCTACCATCTGTGCGAAAGCAATCATAGCTTTTTGCGCCTCTAAGGCGACTTTCTTCAATATAGGCAAGAGAGCATTAAGTCCCTTTACCATTCCTGCTATTCCTACTTTTATCATTGATACAGGGAAATTTAAAAACAGTTTTCTTATTTTTTCCATTCCAGTTGCAGAGGAATTAAATACTATCTTAAGACCATTTAATGTACTACCCAAAAAGCCTGTTGATTCAGTTACACTTATGATTCCCTGCTGCAAATTGTAGATTTTACCACTCAAAATCTGGAAAGAATTATTTAAACGGCTATTTATATTTTCTAACTCAGTCCCCTTTTCAACAAGTCTCACCATACTACTTTGTACCGCATCTGTACCAGATTCAATTTTAAAAGCTTTTCCAGACTCTATGAGGTCTAACAATTCAGTATTTGCGTACTGAATTGTCTTTATAAGCTCAGATATATCTCTTTGTGCAGACTTGTAAATTTCATCATTTGAACTACCACCTAATTCCAAGAATTGTTTTTGTTTATGTATAAGGTTTTCAAGTCTCGATTGTGATTCTTCAATCTGTTTCTGTATTTCAACATATTCTTGAGTGGGGACACCTTGATTTTCATAATCTGCCGCCACCTGTCCTAATTCCACTAGCGCAGCGCTTTGTTTCCTTATAGCCTCAGATGCAGTATTCTTTCCTTTAGCCAATGTACCAGACATTCTTTTTAATGCGCTTTCTATCTCACTTATTCCTAAATTTATTCCATCTGTCAATATCTTCGTATCAATAATAATACTTCCATCTGCCATGCATATACTCCTTTATTTAACCCACTGATTCACCAATCCAGTAAAATTTATAACAAACTCTTCGTACTGTTTGAAATTAGGAACCTCCACGCCGAATGTTTTCAGACAAGCTCCTTTACCAAAAACAGTATTGAATTTATCCGCCAACTCCTTACAAAATTCGCTTGTATCAATCATATCATTATCATTTTTTTCTGCTAACGCCCTATATCCTGCTTTCTGTATTGACGTTGCCCAATCATTAAATATTTCCGTGTTCGATAAATCTATTTGAATATAACCATTTTTTACCTGTATAGTTTTAATTAGTGTTCTCATTATTTCCTTTCATATCCTGCCGTATGATTTTGATTCCATTTAAAGTCTAAAGGCTTTTTGTATGCATTTTAGTGCATTTTGTGCATTCGCCAACATGTTTGTGTTTAAAGCTGATGCCAGCAGAGGGACCTACTCCCGGTTTTTTTGTGCGCACTTTTGCGCAATTTGAAACTATGCCATCACTGACCCGGTATTTCACCGCCACAGGCCAGTATCCATTATCTTAATCAGCTTTGCATACCCCAGCGACAAGAGTAATTCTAACATGACTGTCTCACCGACACGTTACGATAAGTTGGTGATATCACTGTTTTTCTTGCTCTAATGCTTTAAGAATAAGATTAGCCGAATAGAATATAGCATTCGCCTCCTTTGCCGTTATTTCTCCATTGACCAACCAATTATTGACGTGGACCAGTGAGCGCCGTACCTCTGCCGGGGTATCCCAATTCAAATAGTAAATTATCATGGCTCTCGCCCATGACAATTTTATCGTGCGTCTGATGCACAACCTTTAAATCTCACTTTATTTCTTACGATTAATTTTCTTTCTGCTATAAACATAATACTAAGGTTTTCTAAGGTTTTATTGAACGACAACCATTTGGTGGTCGATGAACCGTATACATGATGTTTATGGTTTTAGGGTTATTTAGGGGTATATTGTAAAAATGTCTGGTTTAATCTGGTTCCTATACTGTGCAAGCGTAAGTTTCCGTAAGCAGATATTAGCCGTCCATACCCCATAGAACGCATCAGAATGCCCTTCCTGCTATTTTAACTAGCTATGCGGGAATTTCTCTGTATCCTCCTGTCCCTCGGTATTATAGGCGCTTTCCCTTCCAGCAGCAGACTAAACAATGCTAATGTTTTCCTGCGGTATGCGTAAAAATCATCACGTTTAGCGGGAATATA